ATAAATTATCTGTTACGGAAAAAGAAATTGGTGGAATCCCTAACTCTTCTGAAGATATAAGGCAAGCGCATGCCGCTGCAATAGAATCATACATACAAAAGTATGTTGGTTTATCAGAAAATGGCGAATATGGAAATATGTATTTTAATAATACATTAAATGATTGGGCAAAATTTGATATAAATAAACGTACAAAATATGATGCTGCTATTAGCTCAGGCTTAGCCATTATGGCTTGTAATAAAAATTTATATGCTCCGAATCAAGAAAAAACAAAATTAAAGCTTAATTTGAACATCGCTAGATATAAAAACGATGGTTCACAATCAAAAATAATAAAAAATTATGGCTGAGTCAGTTGTAAAAAGTTATTTTCCTAGCCAATCAGTTAGTGACATTAAAAAAGCAGACCCATCTTATGGGTTAGAAGTTGCTCGTGCTATAGAAAACGAATGGTTTAAAAGAGATTCAGCTACGAATAGATTTTATACTAATTTAAATTCATTTCATAAATTACGTCTATACGCAAGAGGTGAACAGTCTGTACAAAAATATAAAGACGAATTGTCCATTAATGGCGATATGTCTTATTTGAATCTTGATTGGAAACCCGTGCCTATTATACCTAAGTTTGTAGATATAGTAGTTAATGGTATAGCTGAAAGAACATATGATATAAAAGCATATTCGCAAGATCCGTTTGGCGTTGAAAAACGCACCGAGTATATGCAAAAAATATTGCGCGATATGGAAGCGCAAGAATTAGATCAATATGCTGTAGAAAATTTTGGTTTAGATCTTAGAGAAAGCAAAGTGCCTGAGCTTCCTAAAAATGAAGATGAATTAAATATTCATATGCAGCTTAACTATAAGGAAGCTGTAGAAATTGCAGAAGAACAAGCTATTACAACTATTTTTGAAAAAAATCGTTATGAATTAACTAAAAAAAGGTTTTACTATGATTTAGCTGTGTTAGGCATTGGCTGTGTAAAAACCAATTTTACAACATCGGAAGGTATACAAGTTGAATATGTAGACCCCGCTAATTTAGTTTATTCTTATACCGAGTCTCCTTATTTTGATGATATATACTATGTTGGAGAAATAAAAACATTACCTGTTAACGAGCTTAAAAAACAATTTCCAAATTTAACAGACGAAGATCTTAAAAAAATATCTGAGCAAGGATATAGTAATTATAAAACATATAATAAATATAACCCTCACTCAGACAAACAAGATAATAACAGTGTTGATATTTTATATTTTAATTATAAAACTTACCATAATGAAATTTATAAAATAAAACAAACTGCAACAGGCGCTGACAAGGCTATTAAAAAAGATGATAATTTTAATCCGCCTAAGGATTCTAGAACTAGATTTGAAAGAATAGCAACTAATATTGAAGTATTATACGAAGGAGCTTATATTCCAGGTGCTAATATGCTTTTAAAATGGCAATTATGTGAAAACATGCTACGCCCCAAAAGCGATGCTACTAAAGTAAAAACAAATTATTCTATAGTTGCGCCTAGGATGTATAATGGCAAATTAGAGTCTTTAGTAAGTAGAATGACAGGATTTGCTGATATGATTCAAATAACTCATTTAAAACTTCAGCAAGTTTTGTCAAGAATGATGCCAGATGGTATTTATTTAGACGCTGACGGATTAGCAGAAATAGATTTAGGTAACGGTACAAATTACAATCCGCAAGAAGCACTAAATATGTTTTTCCAAACGGGATCTGTTATTGGAAGATCTTTTACATCGGAAGGAGATATTAACCCAGGCAAAATTCCTATACAAGAAATAAATTCTTCTTCAGGTAGCAATAAAATTGCATCGCTTGTAAGCACATATAATTATTATATGCAAATGATGCGGGATGTTACAGGATTAAATGAAGCAAGGGACGGGAGTATGCCTGATAAAAATTCTTTAGTAGGCATACAAAAATTAGCGGCGGCAAATTCTAATACAGCAACGCGGCATATTTTACAAAGTGGATTATTTTTAACAGCTGAAACTGCTGAAAAAATATCTTTACGTATATCTGACGTTATTGAATATTCGCCTGCAAGAGAAGCTTTTATTCAATCTATAGGTGTTCATAATGTTGCTACATTATCTGAGCTGTCGCAATTACATATACATGACTTTGGCATATTTATTGATTTAATGCCAGATGAGGAAGAAAAACAAAAGCTTGAAAATAATATTCAGGTAGCATTAACGGCGCAGCTTATAGATTTAGAGGATGCAATTGATTTAAGAGAAATTAAAAATACCCAACTTGCAAATCAAATGCTAAAGATAAGACGCCAGAAAAAAGCTGAGCGCGATCCAATGATACAGCAGCAAAATATTCAAGCTCAGGCGCAGGCAAATGCCCAATCGCAACAAGTAGCCGCACAGGCAGAAATACAAAAGCAACAAGCGTTAACGGCCCAAAAGGCGGAACTAAAACAAATAGAGGCTCAGTTAGATATACAAAAATTAACGCAAGAAGCACAGCTTAAAAAGGATTTAATGAATCTTGAGTTTCAAATGAATATGCAGCTGAAAGGCATGGAGGTTAATGCGCAAAAACAAACAATTAAAGAAAAAGAAGATCGAAAAGACGAGCGCACAAAATTACAAGCAACTCAGCAAAGCGAGCTAATTGATCAAAGAAAAAATAATTTACCACCAAAATCATTCGAATCAGCAGGCAATGATATACTTAGTGGTGATTTTGACTTAGGTTCTTTTGAACCCAAGTAATGTATAATTTGTATATTATAATATTTTATTATGGAAGAAATAAAAAAGGCTGAATTAGTTGAAGGTGATAACCTTTCAATTCAAGAAAAAGAACAAGCCGCAATGGAAAAAGCCGGAACTGTATTTGAAGACGGCGTTTATAAAGTTGATTTAACAAAACCGCCAGTAGGTGTAGAAACAGAAGAAAATGCCGTTCAAGAGCAAAGCACAGATGAGGTTCCTGTTCGCAACGAACCCGAAGCTAGCCAAGAAGTGGCAGAAGAAGTACGGGATACCGAAGAACCTACCGAAGAAAAAGAAGAAGAAGTAATTTTAGAAGAAATTACTGAAGAAGAAACCTCGGAAGAAAATATACAAGAAGAAGCACAAGAATTAGCCAGCGAAGTTGAAGAGGCTATTCAAGAGCAACAAGATTCTGGTATTGAGCTTCCGGAAAATATTCAAAAAGTTGTAGACTTCATTAATGAAACTGGAGGTACACTTGAAGATTACGTAGCATTAAATAGAGATTATTCATCAGTTGATGATATGACATTGCTACGTGATTACTATAAACAAAACAAACCGCATTTATCTGCGGATGAAATTGATTTTTTAATTGAAGATAGTTTTTCATTTGACGAAGAAGTTGATGATGAACGAGACATCAAACGAAAAAAGCTACGTTTTAAAGAAGAAGTTGCTACAGCGCGTAAATCTTTAGAAGGATTAAAAAACCAATATTATGAAGAAATTAAAGCAGGATCAAGGCTAACGCCAGACCAGCAAAAAGCAGTTGATTTTTTTAACCGCTATAATAAAGAAAACGAAGAGTCATCTTTGATAGTAAAAAAACAAAAAAATATATTTCAACAAAAAACCGAACAAGTTTTTAACAATCAATTCAAAGGTTTTGAATATAAGATTGGTGAAAAGAAATATAGATTTAATGTTAAAAATGCAAATGAAGTAAAAGAAAGCCAAAGCGACTTAAATAATTTTGTTAAGAAGTTTCTTAATGAAGATAATGTTATGAATGACGCAAAAGGCTATCATAAATCTTTGTTTACAGCTATGAATGCTGACGCTATTGCTAATCACTTTTATGAGCAAGGCCGTGCCGATGCTTTAAAACAAAGTGCTAAAAATGCTAAAAATATTAATATGGACCCAAGAGGGTCTATGAAGAATATTGTAGCAGATGGTATAAAAGCGAAAGTTATTTCAGGCGATGACACTTCAAAATTAAAAATAAAACTTAAAAACTATTAAAACATTTAAAAAATGGCTGGAGTAACACCAACCGCAGGAAGTAGTTTAAATATTATACCTGCACCAACTAAGCAAACTTTGGTAAGCAATTACCTTGATTTTGCAACCGCGGGCCAAGCAAACTGGTCTCAACAATATCTTCCTGAGCTTTACGAACAAGAAGTAGAGCGTTATGGAAATCGTTCCGTATCTTCTTTCCTACGTATGGTAGGTGCTGAAATGCCTATGTCTTCTGACCAAGTTGTATGGTCTGAGCAAGGTCGTTTGCACTTAAGCTACGAGGGAGCAGCTTTAGCAGACGAAGGAGCGACTCAAGTAAACGTAATTACAATTGCTGATTCAGGTACTCACGCAGTGCGTGTTGGGCAAACTGTGATTGTTTCTGATCCTACTGCTAATAAAGTAGAAGCTTGTTTTGTTTCTGCCGTAACAGATACAACTTTAACCGTGCGTCCTTACAAGCATGCTGACGGTCTTGTTACAGGTGCTGGAATGAGCGCTTCTAATACAGTTGATGTATTTGTATATGGATCTGAATTTGCACCTGGTACTGCTGGTATGTCCGGAGCGATTGAACCACAATTTAAAAGCTTATCTAACCAACCAATTATCTTAAAAGATAAATATGAGGTATCTGGATCGGATGCATCTTCAATTGGATGGGTAGAAGTTTCTGGAGAGGCTGGTCAATCTGGATACTTGTGGTATTTGAAAGCTGAAGGTGATACAAGAACACGTTTTGAAGATTATACAGAAATGGCTCTTGTAGAAGCTGAAAAAGCTCAAGGAAGTTTTGACATTAACACAGCGGGAACTACTTTTAACCTAAAAGGTACTGAAGGTCTTTTTGCTGCTATTACAGACAGGGGGCATATAACTGCTGGAGTTGCTGGAACAAGCGCTTCTGATGATTTAGAATCTTTTGATGAAATTCTTAAGAAACTTGATAAAGAAGGTGCTATTGAAGAAAACGTATTGTTTGTAAATCGTGAAATTGCTTTAGCAATTGATGATATGCTTGCGGCACAAAATTCTTACGGTGCTGGCGGTACTTCTTATGGTATTTTTGAAAACTCAGAAGATATGGCATTAAACCTTGGATTCTCTGGATTCCGTAGAGGTTCTTATGACTTTTATAAAACTGACTGGAAATACTTAAATGACGCTACTACACGTGGATTACTTGAAGATAACACTGCAAACATTCGCGGCGTATTAGTCCCAGCGGGTACTTCTTCTGTGTACGATCAAATTCTAGGTAAAAACATTAAACGACCATTCCTTCACGTGCGTTACCGCGCTTCTGAAGCAGATGATCGTCGTATGAAAACTTGGATTACTGGATCTGTAGGTGGAGCATCTACTTCTGATTTAGACGCTATGGAGGTTAACTATTTGACTGAAAGATGTCTTGTAGTACAAGCCGCTAATAACTTTATGTTATTTAACTAATAACTATCAACGAAAGCCCCGTTCTTTTAGGGCGGGGTTTTTTTTAATTTTTTATTATATTATATTATGAAAACAAAAGATTGGGTCATAAAAGACCGAGTATATGTATTATCAAATGACTTAGCCCCGCTAAGCTATACAATTAGATCAAGGGGTATTTATTGGTTTGACGAAGAAAAAGGTTATGAGCGAGAGCTTAAATATACTACAAACCAACGAACAGTTTTTGTAGATGAGTTTAAAGGCGACGCAAGGCTAGCTCATATTACATTTAAAGACGGTACACTTTTTGTACCTAAAGAAAAACAAACATTACAAAAGTTACTTTCTTTATATCACCCTCAAAAAGATTCTTTATATTTTGAATTTGATCAAACAGAAGTTGCTGAGGATCAAGTCGATAAAATAGAATTAGAGCTGGAAGCAATGAACATGGCGAAAAATATGGATATAGATCAAGCCGAAGCCATTATAAGAGTTGAAAAAGGAAGTGCTGTTACTAAAATGTCTT